GGTTCAAATCCATCAGTTTCTTCTGGCACCACCATAGGACAAGCAAGAGTTTATGATTATGTTCCCGAATCTTCATATCAAGATGACACAAGTAGAATGCACTTGCGTTTATTTGATATTAATACATATACTGTTATTGGTTTATCAACATCAATTACTCTGTCTACTCCAGCGCATATAAAAGGAAGAACTAGCAAAGCTACTGGATTTTTAAAACAAGACGTATCTAACTCAAATAGTTTAATTCTTTATTCTGTATCTGGACAGTTTTTAGATAATGAAAGAATTATTATTAATGGAATTACTAATAATAGATTAATTTCATCAGTAAAGGATTATTCTATAAATGATATAAAGTCTGTTTATTGTAAAGTTGGATTATCTACTTTTAGTGCAGACCTCTCTTTAGAAAATAATTTTTCAATTGTACCTCCAGGAACAACATTTAATATTACCGGACTTTCTGGTGGTATATCAACAGTAAGTTGTGGATTAAATAATAATTTTGTTAAGGTTTTAAAGCAAGGCGATATTATTTCATATGCTAACCCATCAGGAGGACTTACTCCTGTTTTCAATGAAGTAAATTCTGTTAGTGCCGGCGGAACATTCTTTACTATTAAACAGATAGAAAGCGTTCCTAATATTTGTGTTGGAACAATATCTACAACTTCATTCTCAGTAAATAATGTTGTTAAAAGAACTCCTGAGGTATTTAATACAAATAATAGTACAGGATTGATAACGGTTCTTCCTTCTTCTAATATAGAAAGTGTTAATTTAAATTCGACTTCTATTTTACAAAGAAGAAAATTTAAAAACGTTTCTTTTTCTAATAACACATTAAGTATATCTTTAACAGAAGAAGATATATACTTTACTACTTTTGATGAAGATAGATATTTAATATCATATTCGGATGGGACAATTGAAACAATCCGATTTGATAAATTTGATCTTAGTACTACAGGAAAAACAATTACTTTTGTTGGTCTTGGACAAACAAGTGGTACTTGTGAGGTCATTACTACTGTAGAGAATTTAAAACCAAATCATAAGGTAAAAAAATTAAGCAAAGTTTCTACTCTTTTAGTAGATAAATCATCAAATGTTTCATCTGGCATAGGAACCACAACTCTAGAAGATGGATTAACTTATAGTCAAATATATGGATTAAGAGTCCAAGATGATGAAATTTCTTTAAATGTTCCAGATGCAATTAGAGTTCTTGGAATATATGAATCATCTGGAATTGGTGATCCGCAAATTCCAAAAATTCAACTAACCTCCTTTACTGGAACAACAAATTCCAATTTAGATTATGATATTGGAGAAATTATTACAGGAAAAGATAGTGGATCAGTTGGAATTATAGTTTCAAGAGTAGATTCTGACAAATTAGAATTTTGTTACTTAAATGGATTTCAATTTAAGGAAGGAGAAATTATAGTTGGTTCAGATACACAAACAAATTCTATTGTTAATCAGCTATTTGTTTCTGATAAAAATCTATTAAAAAATTACTTCTTAGATAATGGGCAAACAACACAAATATATGATTATTCAAAAATAGTAAGAAAGTCCGGTATTAGTGCTCCGAAAAAGAAACTAAAAATAGTTTTCCAAAATTATGTTATCGATTCTAATGATCAAGGAGAATTTGTAACTGTAAACAGTTATTCTGGCAATAACTATAGAAATGATATTCCATTTTTACAAGGCGTGTCTTGTTCAGATTTAATTGATATCCGACCAAGAGTTAGACCTTACGATGGATCAACAAATAAATCTCCTTTTGAATTAGATGGAAAAAACTTAAGCACTGAAGGAGTTAATTCTAATTATAATGTAGTTCCCGATAAAAATATCGTTCTTTCGTATAATTATTATCTGGGAAGGGTTGATAATGTTATTTTAAATAGCGACGGAACTTTTGAAGTCGTTCAGGGAATTCCAAATCAATCTCCTTTACCCCCAAAGGACAAACAAAATTCCATAACATTAGCAAGAGTTTATTCTAACCCATACGTTTTTAATACTTCAGATGTTACCATTGAAATGGTCAGACACAGAAGATATAGAATGTCTGATATTTCTTTACTTGAGGATAGAATTGGGCGACTTGAGGAATATACAACTTTATCTTTAGCGGAATTAAAAACTGAATCACTGACTATTAAAGATTCAGAAACTGGACTTGATAGATTTAAATCAGGATTTTTTGTAGATAACTTCATAGATTATGTAATTTCAGATTCTCAAGATCTACAATTTAGATGTGAAATATCAGAGGGAATTTGTAGTCCAATAAAGAGTAGCACTTTTATCCCACTTCAACTGGGATCGGAAGCCCTACAAGGTTTTACTTCAATATACAATTCTACTGCGGATCAATCTTATGTAACAGATTTAGGATCTCCTGGTGTAAAGAAAACTGGGGATTTAGTAACTTTAGATTATATTGAATTATTATATTCCGAACAAGATCAGGCAACAAAATCTGATGATATAGGTGCTAGTAATTTTTGGAGAGGAACGTTGGCATTATCGCCATCTGAAGATACTTGGTATGATACTACAGTTATAGAAAATAAATTGTTTGATACTGTGGTATCTTCAACTACACTTGAAAATAAAGTAATAGTTGCAGATCCAATAGTAGAATATGTAACTGTTCACGTTCCACCACCAACATATAATCCACCAACTCCTGTACCCGCAAGAGGTAAACCGGTAAGAGGTAAATCTTCTTCAAGTTCTACTCCACCTCCAGTTTACTTAACGGGAGATTATATTAAAACTAAATTTGGAGGTAATGCAGATGCAGCATTGGCGGCCGCTAAAGCGACTGGTAAAAAAATTGTAGCAGGACAAGGTGTAATTAATACTTATGGAATTAGTAGTTCTCAAGTGTCGGCTGTTTTACCTCCAACGAAGAAGGCACAAACAAGTTTCAATAATAACCCCTTCTATTAATTTAAAATGGATTACTTACAAACACAACTTCAAAATATACTTCAACAAAATTCTGGTCCAAATACGACACAGGATTCAAGTCAATTTTCAAGTAGTACTTTAGTACCTGGAAATGTTACAACTACAAATACTACAGATACTTCTATTTCAAATTATGACCAACCAATTTTATATATCAGAAGTAGAAATGTTGAATTTGATTCAAGTTCTTTAAAACCAGTTACTAGATTTTATCCATTTTTTGGAGAAATCAATATTTCTGCCCATGTTACTCCTAAACTTTTAGAAATAGAAATGATTTCTGGAGTTTTTCAAAAAGGAGAAATAATTGAAAGTGATCCAACATTCATAACCAATAAAATAGTTTTTAGATTGTGCCAATTAAATCATAAAACAGGAATTTATAATTCTCCAGAAACTATTTTTCCAATAAATCCATATAATCAACAACCACTTGGAGATACTTATACTGCATCATCAACCATTCTAAATGTTGATACTAAAGCTTTAGGATTACCATCAGAAACCGATTTTTATGGATCTGTGGCAGTTGGGATGACATTAATTGGAAAATCTTCGGGAGCTGTTGCTAGAGTGTCCAACATACGTCTAATTTCAGATAGGAACGGTAGATTGATAGGATCATTTTTCATACCAAATGCCTCACAATATGGAAATTTGAAGTTTGTAAACGGTGTAAATGTTTTTAGTTTACTCGATGTAAACAGCCTAAATTTAGTTGCACAATCTGAAAGTTTTTCTGAAGCTAATTATACGTCATCTGCAGTAAATAATGTGACGGAAAAAAATATTTTAACAACAAGAAATGTAAATGTAACTTTCCCATATTTGGTAACTACCGTTGGAAATAAAGTTACTGTTACTACAACCGTAACAGATTCGAATGGTGCAGGAGCAACTCCACAGCAAATTAGTGATTTACAAACAAGATCAAATAGATTAAGAAGTGAAATAGATAATCAATCAGAATCAACAACGGAAGGAAAACTTAAAAAAAATCAGATAATAAAAGAAAAGGAAAGAATTGATGATAGAATCAATAGAGCAACACAGTTTAGAGACGATTCTCCAAGTCGTTCTAGACCAGTTAATCAACCATCTTCTAGTCAATCTGCCCAAAGAAGAAGATGACCTTAAAATACAATAAATAAAAAAATAAAGATACAAAAAAATGACTGCAATATACGAATCTTTTTCTGGAATATCTCAATTATTTTATGTAAGTGATGAAACTGGTGTATTTTTAACTTCTATTGATGTTTACTTCCAGAATAAAGATGATACTGCACCTATAACTTTACAGTTAAGAAATGTTGTAGCTGGTGTTCCTGGAAATGTGACAATACCATTTTCTGAGGTGACTTTAGATCCAGACCAAATTACAGTAACAACTGATGCATCGGTTCCAACTAATTTTAAGTTCCCTTCACCAGTCTACTTAAGTGGCCCTCAACAACAGGAAGTCAGACAAACCATAGTATCTAATCAAAAATCTCAACAATACGCAATAACATTATTAACCAATAGTAAAAATTATAAACTTTTTTTAGCGGAACAAGGGCAAAATTCTATTATTAATAATGTTCAATTTTCAAATACTTCGGGAGATGTTGGAAGTTTATTTAAATCACAAAATTCTTCTACTTGGATTCCATCACCAATAGAGTACTTAAAATATAGAATTTATAGAGCGGATTTTGCGTCTGAAGGTTTAGTAAGATTTTTCAATACAAAATCATCTATTCAAAATAGAAGTATATCAGTTACTGGACCAAATCAATTTAATCCACTCTCAAAAAAGATTATAGTTGGATTAGGATCCACGGGTTTAAATTCTAATGTTGCGGCTGGAGTGACAATAACTCAAAATAGTGCTAAAGCCACACTTACATCACTTGGTTCTAGTATAATTACTGCTGCGGTTAACAATGTTGGTACTGGGTATACTAATGGAACTTTTTCAAACATTAGTTTATTAACACAAACTGGATTTGGGCAAGGCGCAAAAGCAACTGTCGGTATTGTCTCATCTGGAATATCTACTATAACTATAACTAATGGTGGATTTGGATATACAGTTGGTGATATTTTAGGTATTGGAACAATAGGACAAAATATTGGATATGGTGGAGATATAATTGTAAGTTCGATAGGAAGTATAAATTCTTTGGAACTATCAGATGTCCAAGGACAATTTAGCGTAGGAGTTTCGACAGTTTATTTTATAAATTCTTCTGGAATAACAACAACAGTTGGTGCGGGAGTAACAATATCATCAATAGTAGAAGATCAATATAATGATGGTCTTCATATGAAGGTATATCATGTAAATCATGGTATGCATTCTTCAGAAAATTATGTACAAATAAGTAAATTTAGACCTTCATTGACAGGAGTTAACTCTAAGTTAACACAACCTATTACTGCAACTCAAACGTCAATTCCAATACTCTCTTCTGCTGGATTTGAAACCTTTGAAGGAATTGCTGTTAGTGGAACAAATCCCGGATATGCAATTATAGGTGAAGAAGTAGTTTCTTACACGGGCATATCAACAAATTCTTTGAATAATGTTACTAGAGCAATTGATGCCACCCAATCACAATCTTTTGCAAATGGAACTTTTATTTTTAAATACGAATTTAATGGAATTTCGCTGAGAAGAATAAACAAAGTTCATAATTTTGCAGATGTCGATTCGACCTTCGATACGGTCATTCACCCAATTGATTTGGATAGTTATTTTATAAAAATTGACATGTCTTCCTCTGGAAAAGATAGATCTAATGATCTATACTTTAAAGAAACCATATTATCAGGTGAACCCGGAGCACTTATTACTCAAAATATACAATTCGAATCGTGCAGTCCTCTTATTAAAAATATCGTACACTCAAAGACCAATATTTCATCTAAAATAAGAACTTTTACTGGTACAAGTGTTAGTGGAACTGAAAATTCATTTGAAGACGCTGGATTTGAAGACATTCAACTTAATAAATTTTATTATTTCGATACTCCACGTATAGTGGCATCATCACTTAACGAATCTCAGTTCAATCTTTCTACTCCTGGTAATAGATCTTTGGAGTTAGACTTCTTTATGAGCACACAGGACTCGAGATTATCTCCAGTAATTGATACTCAGGATGCCGGAATAGTATTAACAACTAATAGATTAAATAATCCCATCACAGATTTTGCAAGTGATGATAGAGTTAGATCTCTATATTCAGATCCAAACGAATCTGTTTATATTTCAAAAGTTATTGGTCTAAAACTTCCAGCAAATGCATTAAAGATTATACTAACTGCATCTCAAAATATTACAAATGATATTAGAGTATTTTATAGATTAATTAGATCTGATGTAGAATCAATTAATTATGAGCCATTCCCAGGATATTCAAACTATCAAGTTGGGCAAGATGGTATCAAAAGAGTTGTAGATGTATCTTTAAATGATGGTTCTGCAGACTCCAATCACGTAAAACAAACTGGTAGTGTTTTACAGGATTATGAATATAGTGTTGATGATCTTCCAGATTTCAATGCATTTTCTATAAAAATCGTTATGTGTGGATCTAATCAAGCTCAACCGCCATATTTAACAACACTGAGAGCAATTGCAACCAAAAAACCATCATTATAATAGAATTATATGGATTATATAAAAGTTAAAGATAAGGACTTTCTTTATAGAAACAAAGATAATAATTCTATAATTAATTCCGATTATGATTCTTATAAAATTTATGAAGAATTATATAAAAGTAAATACAACGAAAAAAAGAGAATTGAATCAATAGAAAATGATTTAAATGATTTAAAAAATGACTTAAATGAAATTAAAAATTTATTGAGGAATTTGGCAAATGGATCCTGATAAAATATCTCTAGAGAATATGAGTAAATTATTTGAATATGAAAAACTTTCTAGAGATATAGATAGTATAGATGATCTTGAAACTTTGAGAAATCTTGCAAAATCTTATATTAAACTATATTTTAAACAACAAGAAGTAGTTGCAGAATTTAAAATCTAATGGCACAACCATCTACTCGACAAGAACTTATTGATTATTGTAAGAGAAAACTGGGTGCTCCAGTTTTGGAAATTAATGTTGCAGATGAACAAATTGAAGATCTAGTAGATGATGCCGTTCAATTTTTTCAAGAAAGACACTTTGATGGGGTTTATCCAACTTTTTTCAAGTATAAAGTAACTCAAGCAGATATTGATAGAGGAAGAGCAGGAACTGCAAGTAATGCAGTTAGTTCTGTTGGCATTGCAAGCACATCAGCAACTGCAAATATAGTTGGAACTGCAACTACATTTAGTTTTTACGAAAACAGTAATTATTTGCAAATGCCTCCAAATATTATTGGAGTAAACAAGATTTTTATCTTTGATGGTGCTAACACTATTACACATAATATGTTTAGCGTAAAGTATCAATTATTCTTGAATGATATCTATTATTGGGGCACAACAGAACTTTTAAGTTATGCAATGGTCAAAACATACTTAGAAGATCTTGATTTCCTTTTAAACACGCAAAAGCAGATAAGATTTAATAAAAGACAAGATAGATTATATTTGGATATAGACTGGAGTTCAGTAAGAGCAGATCAATTCTTTATTATTGATTGCTACTCAACACTTGACCCAAATGATTATTCAAGAGTTTGGAATGATTCCTTCTTAAAACCATATTTAACTTCCCTAATTAAAAGACAATGGGGACAAAATATGATGAAATTTACTGGTGTCAAACTTCCTGGTGGTGTTGAGTTAAATGGAAGACAAATGTATGATGATGCACAAAGAGAAATTGATATTCTGATGGAAAAAATGTCTAGTACTTATGAACTTCCACCTCTAGATATGATAGGTTAATCATATGCTCAATCCATTTTTTCTTCAAGGTTCTAAAACAGAACAGGGATTAATTCAAGATCTGATTAATGAGCAGTTGAGGATGTATGGTGTCGAGGTTCATTATCTACCTAGACAATTTATTACAGAAAAGACAGTTATAAGAGAAGTTATAGAATCTGAATTTAATAATGCATATCCGATAGAAGCATATGTTGATACTTATGATGGGTATAGTGACAATCCAACTATTTTATCTAAGTTTGGAATTCAAGCCCTGAATGAAATAACATTAACTATATCAAGAGAAAGATTTAAGAATTATATTTCACCTTTAATTCAAAGTCAACCAAATATTAAGGTATCATCTAGACCCAAAGAAGGAGATCTAATTTATTTTCCTTTAGGTAAAAGATTATTCGAAGTTAAATATGTAGAGCATGAAAAACCATTTTATCAACTTCAGGGACTATACACATATCAACTAAGATGTGAACTCTTTAGATATGAAGATGAAGTTATTGATACAAATGTTGATGAAATTGATGAACTTATTGGAGGAACTGATTCAACTGATTCCGATAAGGTTCCAGTTGGCAATATTATAAATCTCACTATGGTCGGAGTTGGCGTTACGGCAACTGCAACTGCATCAATAGTAAATGGTGGAATAAGGTATATTACAGTAACAAATCGTGGTGGTGGTTATACTAGTACACCAACTGTTGGAATTTCTTCCGCTCCTTCTGGAGGAAAAACAGCAACTGCAATTGCTAGAATGATTAGTGGTATAGTTGATTGCAACAACAATATAAATCCAAAAGCACAGTCGGTTCAAGAGGTATTAGTTACAAACGCTGGTTATGGATATACCGTTGCCCCACAAGTAAGATTTATAGGTGGAGGAGGCAAAGGTGCAACAGGTATTGCATCAATAGGAAATGGTGTTGTTGGTATCATCACGGTTACAAATGCAGGATCTGGATATGTAACACCACCAACTATAACATTTACCGGATTGTCTACAGTATCCGCAGCTGCTACAGCAGTTGTTTCTGCTGCAGGAACTATTACCTCAATTAGGATTACAAATGCCGGTCTTGGATACAGTTCTGTTCCAACAATAACTATTGGAAATCCAGCACTTACTTCAGTTGGAAATTTTGTATTTAATGAACTTGTAACAGGATCACAAAGTGGAACTACTGCAAGAGTTAAGTCTTGGAATTCTACTACGAAAGTCCTTCAGGTTTCAAACCTTAATGGAGAGTTTGCTCTTGGAGAAAATATTGTTGGATCTGCTTCAAGTGCTTCACATTATTTAAGATCAATTGACATATTCCCCGCTAGAGATGGATATGCGGCAAATGAAGAGATTGAAGAAGAGGCAGATGATATCATTGATTTCAATGAGTCAAATCCTTTTGGAATGCCATAGATTATATAAATATTAGTTATTAATTTGATTAAATAGTAGTACCATAAGTTAGAAGTATGTTTGAATATTTTTATCACGAAATTTTAAGAAGAACTGTTATTGCTTTTGGTTCATTATTTAATGATATAAGCATCAAACATACTAATAACTCTAATCAAACTGTTAGTGTTATTAAAGTTCCTCTTGCATATGGACCTACACAAAAGTTTCTTGCAAGACTGAACCAATCACCAAACTTAAATAAACCAGTTCAAATTACATTACCAAGAATGTCTTTTGAGTTTACTGGATTGACTTATGATGCGTCAAGAAAATCAACCACAACACAATATTTTACTTCAAAATCAGTAACAGACGGAACGGAAACAAAAAAAGCATATTTACCAGTTCCGTATAATATGCAATTTGAATTGAGTATTATGTGCAAATTGAATGATGATGCTCTCCAAATAGTAGAGCAAATTCTACCCTACTTTCAACCAGCTTATACCATGACAGTTGATTTGATTGAAACAATTAATGAAAAAAGAGATATTCCCGTTATTCTTGAGAATATTACTATGCAGGATGATTATGAGGGAGATTTTACCACAAGAAGAGTTTTAATTTATACTTTAAGATTTACTGCAAAAACTTACATCTTTGGACCAGTTTCTTCTGCAACCAAAGATATTATCAAAAAGGCAAATATTGGTTATGTTGCTGGAGATCTTACTTCTTCGCCAACAAGAGAGATTGTATATTCCGTAGAACCAAGAGCAATTCAAAATTATACTGGAACGGTTATCACCAACTTATCTAAGGATATTACATCCGATGATAATCTAATTACAGTAAATGATGCAAGTGCAATCTCGGTTAATACATATCTCGATTTAGAAGGAGAAGAGGTTTATGTAACTGCAAAGTCTGGAAATGTTCTTACTGTAGATCGTGGTAGAGATAATACAACAATCACAACACACTTAGCAGGTTCTCCGATTAAATCAATAACTACAGCAGATAATGCACTCATCGAAGAAGGTGATGATTTTGGATTTAGTGGAAGCGTTTTTTGATAAGTTATGAAAATGACAAAAAAGTTTGACAAGCTTAATGAAACTTTCAATGTAGAGGGTGAAATAGTTCCCGTTGAATCGGAAGCAGTCATTGAAAAAATAGAAAAAATATCAACAGCAGTTGATGATATTAAGAAAGACTACGATTATACCAGAGGAAACTTATATTCACTTATTGAAAAGGGTCAAGAAGCAATTAATGGAATTCTTGAACTAGCACAAGAAAGTGAGATGCCTCGCGCTTATGAGGTTGCAGGTCAATTAATTAAAAACGTCGCTGATGCAACTGATAAATTAATGGATCTTCAGAAGAAACTTAAGGACATTGAGGAAGAAAAACAAAAAGGACCTACAACAGTCAATAATGCACTTTTTGTTGGTTCAACTGCAGAATTAGCAAAACTTCTAAAACAACAAACTGAAAATGAAAACGTTTAAGCAATTTAAAGAAGATTGGAGTAATAAATATAAAAAGAGTATTGATTGCTCAAGTCCAAAAGGATTTTCTCAACGTGCCCATTGTGCGGCGAGAAGAAAAAGAGCAAAAGGTGAGCAGACTAAATCAAAACCAGTTGAATAATGCCAAAGATTAAGTCACATAAAACAGTTGAACAAATTGCAAAGAAGCATCGTCTTGATGTTTCTTTCATACAAAAGCAACTTGATATGGGTGAACCTATTGAACATGAACATACAAAAGATCATGAACTAGCAATGGATATTGCTCTTCAACATCTTGATGAAATTCCAGATTATTATACTCGTTTGAAAAAAATGGAAGCAGATGCCAAAAAGCATCATAAAAAGTTTAAAGATATTAAAGAAGAAGGCCTTCGTGATTGGTTTGGAAAATCTAGGTCAAAGGATGGCAAATCTGGTTGGGTAAATGTTGTTACTGGTGGAACATGTGCAAGTGATGAACCTGGAGAAGGTACTCCAAAATGCGTGTCATCGGCAAAAAGAGCAAGCATGACAAAGGCAGAAAGACTTTCGGCAGCAAGAAGAAAAAAAGCAGCAGACCCCGGACAGCAACAGAAAACAGGTGCTGCAAAACCAACTTATGTTTCTACAGATTCGCCTAAAAAGAAAATGAAAGAAGAAATGGAAGTGCAAGAAGCAAAAGATAAACCAAGTAAAGGTAGTGGTAAAAAAGATGCTTGTTATCATAAAGTAAAGTCTCGTTATGATGTCTGGCCAAGTGCATATGCGTCTGGAGCACTTGTAAAGTGCCGTAAGGTTGGTGCTGCAAACTGGGGAACTAAATCGGAGGAAACCATGCACGAAGAAGAGAGATACTGCCCATTATGCGATAAAAGAGAAACAAGATCTCAATGTTCCTATGGCGGAAAAGCATGGGATAAAGTTTCAGTAAAAGATGAAGAATACTCAATGGCAAGATCCGAGATTCAAACTATTGCTAATGCAGTAAAAAGAATTCAAGCAAAGGTTGGAAGGGGTGAAGGAGATCTTGAAGCGTGGGTTCAATCAAAAATAACTAAAGCAGCAGATTATATTGATACTGCGGCAGATTATATTAATAGTGGAGAAATGAAAGAAGAAAAGTTGGTTGATAAAATTATGGATGAAATGAAGTGTTGGCCTGGATATAAAAAGAAAGGAACTCAAACACTTTTTGGTAAAAAATATAATAGATGTGTAAAGGCAGAAGATGTAACAATCGAAGATGCTGATGGAAATACATTTGCAGAAGTAGTTGATTTAATCAAACCAGAACCAATTAAAGGATTTAAGTCTCAAGTGGATGAAGCAACAAGACTTCAGGCACAGACAGGAAATGTTGTAGCAGTAACTCTTCTTTGGAGAGGAAAATATTATTCCATGAGAATATTTTTCCCACAAATCAAAACTCCATCACGTCAAGAAATTAATGATGAACTTCAAAAGGTTTATCCAGGTTCAAAGGTAGTTTATCACGCAGTATCAGAATTTACCTCTGGTGAACCAATTATTCAAGCATTTGGCCCTCAAGGTGGTAGTTCTGCAAAACCAGGTCCAAATAAAAATTATGTAAAACCTATGGGCGAAGAAGTTGAGATTGGGGAAGACTGGCAGAAAGTTAATCGTCAAGATAAAACTGCAGGATTAAGTAAAGCCGCTGTTGCCGCATATCGCAGAGAAAATCCAGGTTCTAAACTTCAAACTGCAGTAACTGAAAAAAATCCAGAAGGTAAAAGAGCAAAGCGTCGTGCTTCATTCTGTCGTCGTATGAAAGGTATGAAGTCTAAATTAACTTCTGCAGAAACTGCAAGAGATCCAGATAGCAACATTAACAAAGCACTTCGTCGTTGGAATTGTAACTAATAAGTAGGTTTTTATTATGTCTGATGTTTATCTTGGTAATCCGCTTCTAAAAAAAGCAAATACTCCAATTGAATTTACTCAAGAACAAATTCTTGAATTTGTTAAATGTAAAGATGATCCAGTTTACTTTGCAAATAATTATGTAAAGATTGTAACACTGGATCATGGTCTACAAACCTTTAAACCATATCATTTCCAAGAGAAATTAATCAATAACTTCCACAATCACAGATTTAATATCTGTAAGATGCCACGACAGACTGGTAAGTCTACTACTGTGGTTTCTTTCTTATTACATTATGCCGTATTTAATGATAACGTCAATATTGGTATTCTTGCAAACAAAGCAGCAACTGCAAGAGAGTTGTTAGATAGACTTCAAACTGCTTATGAGAACCTACCAAAATGGATGCAACAAGGTATCATCTCTTGGAACAAAGGTTCTCTTGAACTTGAGAATGGAAGTAAGATCTTGGCTGCTTCTACTTCTGCTTCTGCAGTTCGTGGTATGTCATTCAATATTCTGTTTTTGGACGAATTTGCGTTCGTTCCAAATCACATCGCAGATTCATTCTTTGCATCAGTTTATCCTACAATTACTTCGGGTAAACAGACTAAAGTTATAATTGTTTCTACACCGCACGGTATGAACCATTTCTACCGTATGTGGCATGATGCGGAGAAAGGTAAAAATGAATATGTATTTACTGACGTTCATTGGAGTGAAGTTCCTGGTAGAGATGAGGAATGGAAAAAACAAACAATTGCAAACACAAGTGAACAGCAGTTCAAAGTTGAATTTGAATGCGAATTCTTAGGATCGGTTGATACCCTCATTGCCCCAAGTAAACTTAGATCCCTCATATACGACCATCCAAAGACCAGCAGCGGCGGTCTAGACGTTCATGAGGACCCAGTAGAGAATCATGATTACTTAATGACTGTAGACGTTGCTAGAGGCGTTGGAAATGATTACTCGGCATTTACTGTTATCGACATTACAACATTTCCACATCAAATAGTTGCAAAGTATAGGAACAATGAAATTAAACCAATGCTTTTTCCCAGTATTATTGTAGATGTAGCAAAAAATTATAATAATGCTTATATCTTATGCGAAGTCAATGATGTTGGGGATCAGGTAGCATCAATTATTCATTATGACCTTGAATATAATAATCTTCTCATGTGTTCAATGAGAGGAAGAGCTGGTCAAATTGTTGGTCAAGGATTTTCTGGAAAGAAAACTCAACTTGGAGTTAAGATGTCCAAGACTGTTAAAAAAGTCGGATGCCTTAACCTCAAAACAATGATTGAAGAGAGTAAACTTCTTTTCAAAGATTATGAGATAATGAGTGAACTTACAACCTTTATTCAGAAACATAATTCTTTTGAAGCAGAAGAAGGTTGTAACGACGACTTAGCAATGTGCCTTGTAATTTATGCTTGGTTGGTCGCTCAAGACTACTTTAAGGAACTCACGGATCAAGATGTTAGAAAGCGTTTATATGAGGAGCAGAAAAATCAAATAGAACAGGATATGGCACCTTTTGGATTTGTTGCTGATGGATTTGATGATACAAGTTTTGTTGATAATGACGGAGATCGATGGTTCACTGACGAATATGGAGATCGTGCATATATGTGGGAGTATCTATCATAATGGATATAGATAAGCAAATAAAACTAGGACATTTGCTATTAACAGACAGAAAGTGCAGAACGTGTGGAGAAATGAAAAACTTGGTCGGAGAGTTTTATCGAACACGTAAAGATAGAGGTCCAGTTGCATCTTCATATTCATATGAGTGTAAAGAATGTGCCATAAAAAGAATAGTTAACTCCAGAAAAACCAATTCAAATTTTAGAGAAACCGAATATCCTGATTGGTAAATATTCACGTCGTGTTTCCTTCCACGTAAAGTAACTTTTTAATAAATAATTTTTAGTTAACTGAGATTTACGGAGAAAAACATGGCGACTCCTCAATTATCTCCAGGCGTACTCGTCAGAGAGGTTGATTTAACTGTAG